TGCAATATAGAGTAGTATCCGGTACACTACCACCTAACTTGACATTACTAAGCAATGGAGAAATTTCAGGAGTAGTAGCTTACCAACCCAATGAAACATTTACTGCACCGAATACTTCAACTACGTTCACGTTTACGATTGAAGCGTATTCTCCGCAATTTGCAGTAGTATCTTCTCAGCAGACATTCACGATGACGGTGTTCCAAGAATATAATCAACCCACAGACACGTTGTATATTAAATGTTCACCTAGCATCGCAGATAGAATCTTATTGTCAAGCTTACTTAACAATGAGCAACTAATTCCTAGTGATTTCTTGTATAGAGCAGAGGATCCATACTTCGGTAAAGCAACTAGCGTGATATATGAACATGCGTTTGGTATCTATGCCAGCTCATTCGATGAGTATATCACCGCAGTAACTAAAAATCACTACTGGAGAAACATAACCTTAGGTGAAATTGAAACTGCTATTGCTCGTGATACTGATACTGGCGAAATTCTATACGAAGTCGTGTACAGCAGAGTTATCGACAATTTGATAAATCCGCAAGGCGTTAGTATAGACAAGGAAGTGGTGTGGCCTAGAAGAATACCACTATCGCTTGGACCGTGGTACACTAGTATCACTGACATATATACTAGCTATATCGGAATAGATAGTCCTCCTCCTACTTATTACACTAGCTTGACTCCGGGAGAGGCTAGAGTACTTTATCCAAACAGCTTACCTAACATGAGAGAACAAGTAGGTGATGTATTAGGACAAGAGTTTAATAGTAATCTTCTTCCTAAATGGATGACAAGTCAGCAGTTAAACGGTTCTACTACTGGGTTTGTCCCGGCTTGGGTAATCGCATATTGTAGTCCTGGCACAACTACCTTAAACGGACAGACTGTTTCTTACGGCGAGTATATCAAGTATCAGATAGAAAATAACTGGAAAGATCCAATCGGAGATAACAACACACTAAATCAAATCAATTTTAGAATTGATAGATTCACCGTAGACAAGTCAATTACGTTTAATTATGATAAGAATGTTAGTCCTCCCGCATGGACTGGGTTACCAAGCGCAAGTCCTGTTCCTGATCCACTGGACAGTAAAGACTTTTACGTATTGTTTCCTAGAAAAACAATTTTGCCCGACCAATCACAGTACTAAATACATTACGGAAATAGAGAATTATGAGCCAAATTAACACTAACGGAATCAACACCAACTATCCAACACCGGGAACTAATAATAGTTCTCAGGGCTTTAGGGATAACTTTTCTCAGATCAGAACTAACTTAGACACTGCTGGAAATGAAATCACTGATTTGCAGAACAAAGTCGTGGTTAAGACTGCCCTTAACGGCACCGTTCTTAACAATGACATGGCTAATACTCTTATTAGTAACGCTTCAACTAGCGGATTTAGAGCCACAACCTACAATTTAGGTAATGCATTGTCAGGTACTGTACTAGTAGACGTAAATCGTGCAGACGTACAGTATGGAGCAGTTACCGGTAATGTTACCCTGCAGTTTGGTGGTTGGGCACCTACTAACACGGAAAGCAATGTAGTATTAAGACTCACTGTTGCAAACGTAGATGCGGTAATTTCTTTACCAAATGCTGCTGTGTCCGCTAATAATAACTTTGGTGTAACTACCCTTGAAAATTATCAGGATATAAGCGGTACTGCAACACTAACAGCCCCATCAAATGTAAGCATTCTTGAATACACGTTTAGTACTTTGGATTGCGGTAACACTGTATCAGTAGCACCTAATAACAGACCATTTCAAGCTACCCAGATTTTGTCTCGTACTCCTCCCCCTACTGGTCTTCCTGGTGACATTGCAGGCACTGTTGCAGTAGATGCGAACTACATTTATGTATGCACTGATTCGTTTGATTCGGACGTATATCAAAAGACTGTAGGAAATACATATAGTGGAAACTTGATTCAGATGTCCACTACTAATAACTTAGCAGTAAATGCTCCTCTAATCTTCACGGGGAACGTAGACACTGCAAATACCAATCTTGTTGCTAATACAGTTTACTACATCAAAACTATTGTGAACGTAGATGCTCCCTTAGGTAATATCACAATTAGTGCTACTCGAACAAGTGGTACTGCCGGATCTACTTTTGCAGTAGGTGCTAAAGCAAACTTAACTGTTTTTGCAAATGCCTATATTGGTACTGATGTTTGGAAACGGGTAGCATTGACTACATGGTAATATAATATGGAGCACCCTTTCTTAAACAAAGCAGACTTGAAAGAAATGTCAACAGAACAATTGCAAGAAAAAATGGCAAGTCTTAACGACAAGTTGACATTCGCATATCGCACAGGTAATGGTCCGCTTATTCACCAATTGCAGATGGTGTTAGAAACTTATCGCAATCAATTCACTACTAAGATGGATGAATTATTTGAAAAGCAAAACATCAAAAACAAAATCAACATTGAATCTGATAACAAATGATAACTAGGATTGAGAGAGATTTCTTTTTTCTTGCAGGAGTGCATTTTGATGATGCATACTATATCAACTCCTATGACCTGATGCTGTCGTTCTTAGTAGAAACCGATTGCCCTAAAGAACATCATATCGCAATGAGCAGACTTGAACATTTTATCAAAGATATAATGTCTAATGTAGTTTTTGTTCATCAGGATGAGGTTGACGCAATAGAACGTTACGAAGCAGCCGGACTACGAGTATGTGAGCTTCCAGAGAATCCACTAGACCAAGTGGTAGCTATTGTATTGTTGCTAAAAATGAATGCAGTTATGGAAGGTAGAATGAAGATAACAGACGTTACTATAGGTTCTCTATTGGGCGAAGGTGTACGTTATCCTATAGTATCAGAACTTGCAGAGAGTGCGGACATGGTAGCTGGTAATCATTGGTGGCACAAACCAGACAAGAACGTTTCCGATAAGGACATCGAATTCAATACTGATAATGTTGTTAAACTGTTTTTCGATGATGATTGGGTGGATATGGGACTATCCTGGAAAGATAAAACTAACATTTAACTTGACATTCTCTAAATTTAATGTCATAATGCTATTATGATAATCGACACATACGGTCAGCAAATCTATAGCGAACAGGACTTGATTGACATTTACATGTCTAATCCTGAAAAAAACTTCGCCTCACCTATACTAGTCTCAGAAAACATTGCGTTTGATAGCAATTTAGATTTGGATAATGTTCCGAATTTAATCACGTATGCCGTGAGTGATGATTCTATTGAGCAATTTGATCAGCGATGTCGTGATAATTGGTTCTTCCCGCAAGAATATAAGAACGTTGACATTGCAAAATACATTCTAGACCAATGTCAAAATGAAGAAGAACTGCAACGTGCAGGCAAAGAACTATTGCTGTACCAAGAACGTGACATGTTCGTACTACTCCAGTACCTAAAGTATCTAGTTGATACTATGCGAAACAATAACATTGTTTGGGGAGTGGGAAGAGGGTCTAGTGTCGCAAGTTTCGTATTGTACTTGATAGGTGTACATAAGATTAACTCTCTTTATTACGACCTCCCCATCGAAGAATTTTTAAAGTAATCGCAGTTTTCAGAACATAAATATAAGAAAGGAGTAAAGCAATGGGAATTTATAGAACAGCACAAGGTCGTCCGTTAGATATGGCGCAACTTGCTGCCAAAAATGAAAAGACTCGTGCAGTGGGTAACATGAACGTTAATGCTAGGGGTGACACTATTGACAGTCACGGAAAAGTTACTGTTCCGGTAACCAGAAAAGTAGGAAATCGTTACAACAATACAGTAGCTAACCCTGAATCAAACAGAGCAAGATCAGTAGTTCGCCCGCGTCCGGAAGCTTCCCCGGAAGCTGATACAACGCCCGCACAGGTAGCTCAGGCAGAACCAGTTGAATCACTATTTGATGAAATGACAGACGAAGATTTGGAATTTCTAGAACCATCCGATGACGATTTGGAAATCGAAGAAATTAAAAAAGCAGAAACAGCAAAAACTAAGAAAAAGTAAACATGGCAGAAAAACGTAATTTAACTACCGCAAAGTTTAAAGAGTTCCGAGCAATCGGAGATCACATCCTAGTTCATGGGATGGAATTTAGAGAGCGTCTAAGTCGTGGTGGCATCATCATGATTAACGACGATATGAAAAGCGCAGGGATTCGTCCAAGATGGGCGCAAATATATTCAATAGGACCTAAATGTAAAGAAGACCTCAAAGTAGGTGATTATATTATGATAGCACACGGTCGCTGGAGTCGTGGTATGACCATTGAAGACTCTGAAGGCGAGAAAACAATCCGTAAGGTAGATCCAAACGATATTTTATTAATTAGCGAAACACCAGTAAACGATTATACAATGACAGATAAAGAATATTGATACATTAAGATTGGGAAAGTGAGAAATAATTGAATGATTGCTGCAATGGATCAATCACTTTCCCAATCTATTTGACATTTTTCTCAACATATACTATAGTGAACTATGAATAAAAAACCCGACACAACAACTATTGTAGCTACAGCAGCAGCCACGCTCGTTGCTGGTGTGGCAACCTACATGTTCTTTAAGACATACCAAACTATGAAGAAATTGGAAGAATTAGAACTTGACTTCGGTAACGATGAGGGTCTATTATCAATGCTTAAAGCGAGGGATAAAAAGTGAAGAATAATCTTTGGGTAGAAAAGTATCGTCCTAAGTCTGTTGAGGACTATGTATTTGTTAACGAACAACAAAAGACTCAGGTTCAAGCATGGATAGCTGAAGGTTCTATCCCGCATCTATTGCTTTCAGGCGATCCTGGCACAGGTAAGACAACTCTTGCGAAGGTCCTTATCAACGAACTTGGTATCGAAGAATTTGACGTACTAGAAATCAACGCTAGTCGTGAAAACGGTATTGATAATATGCGTGACCGAATCAATGGATTCGTTCAAACTATGCCATTTGGTAAGTTCAAGATTGTTCTTCTTGACGAAGCTGACTATCTGACTCAAGCAGCACAAGCAGCCCTTCGTAATGATATGGAAGCTTATGCTGATACATGTCGTTACATTCTGACTTGTAACTATGAACACAAGATTATTCCTGCATTGCGTGAAAGTCGCTGTTATAAGTTCCATATCGC